ATTGATAACACAACTAACTGAAATGCTTGAGACAATGACATATGATAAGCTCGTCGAACTACAGGCGACAAGAGCTGAAAACATCAACAAACAGCTAAAATACGTTCCAATGCCGAACGGATTAGCTATCTTTATGGGATAAACTATGTCGAGATTGTTTATAACTGAGAGGGAGATAAACTTTATCAATGATCTTGGAAAGGAGATAGTAAAAGATGTTATTGGGCAAAAGATCTATTATTTTCCAATCTCTGACATAAAGTCAAATGTGCACGACGTATACGAAGAGGCTCCCGACAAGGTGTTTGAAAACCCCATAGAGATAGATGTGTTGGTAAAATATGATCCTCAACAGATAAGATCTAATACGTTTGGAACAGAGGAGATGTATAAGATTGAGGTATATGCGCAAGCTAGAGACTTACTTGATAAGGAGATAGAAGTTAGAGAAGGAGACTTTTTTAGCTTTGGATCTGTTTTCTTTGAGGTTCTTGCTGCACCGGATTCATCAGTTATTTTTGGAGAAATTGAGCATAAGGGATTTATTACCATTCAAGGAAAACAGGCACGCGAGGGTCAGTTTATATCAAAAACTTTCGGACCTACAGACGAGAGCTATTCCGACCCCGATGCTGTGCAGAAGACATTTGCTCAGCAGCGTGGATTCAAAGATAATCAGCTTGGTCCCACAGGAGATGTAAGAGCATTGCAGCAAAAGGGTGTGCTTACTAAGCCGATTACAGGTCCTGCAGAGGTGTCTCCCAAAGGAGATCCTGAAAATGTAGGATCTTCATTTTATGATGAGAGCTAGAGATGACACGAAAGATAGACACAGGATATGAAGGAAGCGTCCCTGAGGATTTTAACATCCCATCAGTGGGAATAGTTGATATTGACAGGTCAGTGTTTCAATTGTTTGATAAACGTCTTTCGTTTCAAGTTGAGGTAAACTCTCAGGCAAAAAAGGTTCCAGTGGTCTTTGCAGCAGGAGAGAGATTTGCCCTAGCTAGAAGACGTCATCCGATTAGAGATAGAAATAACGCTATAATTCTTCCAATAATATCAATTAAAAGAGGTGCTATTGATCATAGTCCGTCGCAAGGGGGCTACGGGACAGCGATATCATTTAGAAAACAGCAGTCATACGTTATTAAAAGAAGACTAAGCGAAAAGGATAGAGATTTTCAAAATATTGTCAATAAGCTTCGAATTAAAAATCAAAAAAATGTTGCGAGTAGAAAACATTTTCAAAAAGATACAATTTTTCCTGGCAATGACGCTCGCGCAGGAACTGTGGCTACGCGTCGACAGACAGACAACTTATCGTTTTTAGACGATCCAACGGGTGATCTTTTAAGAAGTGATCTAGGACAAAATATCTTTGAAATAATAACTGTACCATATCCTAAGTTTATTACAATAAGCTATGAGATAGTTTTTTGGACCCAATATATGACACAGATGAATCAACTAATTGAATCTATGATGGCACAGTTTGACGGCCAAGGGCATGAATTCTTTCTTGAAACTGATAAAGGATATCAGTTTGTAGGCTTTGTTAAATCTCCGCTAGATGCCGATGACAACTTTCAAGACTTTACAGATGAAGAAAGAATTATAAAGTGTAGCTTCACCATGTCAGTTCCCGGATATATCATCGCGCCAGACCATCCCAGCCTTAGACAGCCAACTAGAAGATTTCTTTCAGCACCACAGGTTGAGTTTGGATACTTTGACGTGAGCACAGATGTTAAAAAAGTGGATGTCTCTCCGGGAGGCACTGGGGATATAAATAAATTTATTTTGTCTGACACTGAAGATCTTACAGCTACGGGAGAGACACCTAACTATAGGGGAGAGATTAATGCAAGACTTCTTGATGTTATTGAGAATCCCTTTACCGGCGAGAAAAGAAATACATACGTGAAGATTTTGACTAGAAATCAGCGTGCCGGCGAGACTGTCGCAAGCAGCAGGATAGTTGTTGAAACAGAGACAACTCTAGACACACTAGAGTAAGGACTTTTGACAACTTGAGCGATAGTTATAACTGTAGAGATTTTCATACGGGAGATTGATAGATGGCTGAGCAGACTTTTAGGTCACCAGGCTTCTTTGAGAAAGAGATCGACCTTTCCCAGCGTGAGGCGGAAATTGTCGGAGTCCCCGCTGGAGTAATAGGCACTGCAGAGATGGGTCCGGCATTTGTTCCGGTTACCGTAGGCTCCTTTTCTGATTTTGAGAAGCGATTCGGTGATCTTAATACATCTATGTTTGGGCCCTATGCAGTTAATGAGTTTTTTAAGCATAAGACTGCATTAACCTACGTGAGGGTATTGGGTGCCGGAGCTAATGAGACAACGACAGATATAGAGAATACTCGAGTTTCAGGCATTGTTAAGAACGCTGGATTTAGAGTCGATGGATCCACAGAAAACAGCACTGTGAGCTACAATAGGACAGGTCGCTTGGGCGCAGTTCAGTTTATTGGGGTTCGACAGTTTGTCTCTGGAGCAGCAGCATTTGCTGAACCCGAGCTTAGTGATAATGACAGCATTAACTTTAATTCTGCTCAACAGATGGGAGAGGCATTCCTTATAAGAGGAATGATCATGTGTGCTACTGGCACCCGTGCTATGCTTCTTGATTACAACCAGTCATATTCTGCAGCCAACGTTGCAGATGACGTCGCCTTTGTTAATCCGACATCTACCGACACCTTTTATAAGACATTTAAGTTAGTTCTTTCATCAACTGCTGGTGCGACCTTTTCAAAGGATGACAGTGCTGCAGGAATTAGGATCTATACAGCTTCTCTTGATCCGTCAAGTGATGCGTACATCTCAAAGATTCTTAACACAGATCCGGAGAGATTTCAGAAGGAACAGCACCTTCTTTATGGTCACTTTCCCATCGAGGAAGAGGTTGCCTCTATATCAACGAGTAATGTGAGACCTGCTGTTGCTATTATGTCTGGAACGCTTAGCACAAATGAATCGTCCGGAATCACCTCAATAAGCTACCTTGAGTCCTTTGGCAGATTTGACACGAGATACACCACACCTAAAACGACGTGGTTTATCTCTCAGCCTTACGGAAAATCTGAGCATGATCTTTTCTATTTTGAGACTATTTCTGACGGTGAAGTGGCTAATTCTAAGTATAAGATCTCTATTTCAAATGTAAGAAAATCTACTGATCCCAAGAGCAGCTACGGAACCTTTTCAGTTGAGGTTAGAGAGTTTGGTGATACTGATACTGATACAGGCATCGTAGAGAGGTATTCTAATTGTACGCTTAATCCTAATGATAGTGATTTTATCGCTAAGAAGATAGGCGACTACAAGGCGGAGTATAACTTTGACGCAGAGAGTGTAGATGAGAGAAAGGTGGTGGTCTCTGGAAAGTATCCCAATGTTTCTTCTAGGATACGTGTTGTGATGAGCAACGCAGTATATGAGGCTGATGTTCCAGAATCAGCTCTACCGTTCGGGTTTAGAGGATTTCCATCTCTTAAGACAACAGACACGCTCACCGACAGTCTGACGACAGCGCTGGTAGGAACATATGCTGAGCTTGGTGGTACTGCAGTTAAGAGGCTAGGGTATGTCACTGGCACTAGTGGTCACCTCTCCCACTACACACATCTTAGTTCCTCTATCTTGCCCCCTGTTCCTTTCCGATTTAAGGTGACAAGAGGCGCCATGTTCTCTGGTAGCTACAAGGGTTCTCCGGGAAGTGATGAGAGGGTGGATAGCAGACTTTACTGGGGAACTAAGTTTGAGAGAGTTCCTAAGACCAGCTCGATGGCGGATGCTCTTCTAAATCCCAATGCATCAAGCATACCGAATCCGCTCATTGAGCAATACACAAAGTTTCTTGGTATCTTAAAGCTAGATACGCTGGTGACCGGTGCCGGTGCAGATGAGTTTAATAATAATAAGTTCACCCTAGCTCGAGTCGCACTGCCCAACGTGATTGCGACCACAGATGGGGTCGCTGATCTTGCTAAGACAGCCAATACAGTTCTTACAGGAACTGCTAAGGAGCACATTCTTGGATCTGCTTATATTAGAAACGGAAGACCTGATGCTGTAAACTATACAGTCTCAGAGGATGTTAAGAGAGGAAACAGAATTACGCTAGCCTCTGTGGCAGCGATGACATCTTCAGTCTACTTTAACAAATTTACTGAATACACTAAGTTTACCAACTTTATGTATGGTGGATTTAATGGAGTAAACATTTTAGATGCTAACATGGCTCAAATGGATGACAAGGCGTCGTCTTCTGACTCAGCTGGCATGGCTTCAATATCTAGCCCACCCGCCTCTCCTGATGGAAGTCCGCTAGACATAGGGTTAAGCACCAATAATCAGTTTGGAGCGGGAGAGAAAAGCAATATTGTTGCATCTTATAGGACAGCAGCGAGAATTCTAACAGATCCGATGGTATCACGAGTAAACATCCTTATGATTCCTGGAATTAGAGACGGAGCACTCACAGACTTTGTTCATGAGCGTCTCCTTGATTATTCCAAGGCATTCTACATTCAGGATTTACCGGCATATGATAAGGATACCAACAGGCTGTTTGGAAGCTCTGGTGTGCCTAACGTAACTAAGACTCTAGAGCAGCTTGAATCTCGAGCTCTAGATAACAATTATTCGGCCACCTATTTTCCTGATGTATCGATTGACGATGAGGAGAACAATACGATCGTCGCAGTCCCAGCTTCAATCGCTGTTATAGGTGCTTTGGCATATAATGATAGCATTGCTTACCCCTGGTTTGCACCAGCAGGATTTAATAGAGCTGCTCTTGATTTTGTGACTAACGTAAAGGTGAGGCTAAATCAGTCGGATAGAGATGAACTTTACGATGCTAGAATTAATCCGATCGCGACATTCCCACGTGCAGGATTTGTAATCTTTGGACAGAAAACTTTGCAGATGTCTAAGAGCGCTCTTGATAGAGTTAATGTTCGTCGAATGCTCTTAGAGGTAAAACGTCTAGTTGTAGATGTTGCAAATAAGATAGTTTTTGAATCTAATACTCCTGAGACGCGTGCAAGGTTTGTTTCACAGGTAACTCCGCTTCTTGCAACAGTTCAAAGCCAGCAAGGAATTGATCAGTTCAAGGTGGTGATGGATTCTAGCAATAACACACAGGAAGATGTGGAAGGAAACAGGCTAAACGGTAAGATAGTCGTGGTTCCCACGAGGGCTGTGGAGTTTATTGCAATTGACTTTATCATCACGAATGCCGGCGTAAGCTTCGAGTAGGAGATAGATATTAATGACACGGATTTGGAGAAAATAAATGGCTGAGGTAACATTCAGAAGTCCAGGCGTTTCAACAAACGAGATTGACCTTTCGCAGCCCTCTGCAGTTGGTCCGGTAGGAGTCCCAGCTGGCGTTATTGGAACTGCAAACGAAGGGCCAGCGTTTGTTCCTGTAACAGTAGCAGACTATAGCACATTCTCTCTCATATTCGGTGCAACCGATGGAGAGAAATTTGGCCCGCTTGCTGTTGTTCAATTCCTTAAGAATGCGAAGGCGTTGACATATATCAGGGTTTTGGGTGCCGGAGATGGAAAGCAGCGAAGCTCTGACTCTGGTGCAGTGACAAATGCCGGGTTTGTTGTTGGAGATAGGCTTCCACAGGCAAACGGAAATGTGGGTAACAATGTCTATGCCAATGCAGGCGGATCACTAGGCAGAACCTATTTTCTCGGCTGTTTTATGTCAGAGTCACTAGGTAGCACAGTATTTTCT